CTCAGATGTTGCCTGCTTTGCAGCAACGGCTTGAGCAGAAGGAGCAGGAGCCTGATTGGGATACACTGTACGACACAGACCCCACGATGGCAGCGAAGGCAGAACGTCAGTGGCGGAAGCAGCAAGACGAGCGTGAAGCTCAGATGCAGGCCGTCCAAGCCGAGCAACAGCGATTGCAAAAGTTGCAACAAGAAAAGGTGCAGCAAATGCAGGAGCAGTACGTTTCTCAGCAACGCGAAATACTGCCGGAAGTCATACCCGAGTGGCGCGATAATAAAGTTGCGGCGCAGGAAGCAACCCAGATACGGGACTTTCTACTTGGCGAAGGATTTACCGAGCAGGACATTGGCGGTTTGACAAATGCCACGCTTGTGAAGTTAGCAAGGAAAGCCATGCTATATGATCGAGGAGAAACGCGAGTTACTGCGGCAAAGGCCAAGCCGAAAAAAGCACGCGCCAAGACATTAAGAAGCGGCTCAAAAGCGTCACAGCCTAGACCTAAAAACGAAGCACAAAAAGCGATTCAGAACGCAAAACAATCCGGTCGTGTCCAAGACGCGGCTCAAGCAATAAGAGCCTTACTATAGGAGATTTATAATGGCTATTGTAACAAATACATTTAGTTCTTTTGATGCCAAAGGTATCAGAGAAAGTTTGAGTGACATAATCAGCTCAATTTCGCCCGAAGAGGTGCCTTTTCAAAGTAACGTTGGATCAAAAAATGTATCCAATACTTATTTTGAGTGGCAGACCGACGCTCTGAGTGCAACATCCAAAACAGCCCAAATTGATGGGGATGACGTAGGCAGTTTTGATGCTACGGCAGCCACCACTCGGGTTGGTAACTATACGCACATTTTGCGTCGTACAACTATTGTCGCTGATAACCTAGCAGCGCAAGATTTAGCCGGCAGAAATGATGAGTTAAGTTATCAATTGGCTAAGCGCGGCAAGGAATTACGCCGTGATGTCGAGGCAGTTTTGACCGATAACAACGCGCAGGTTGCCGGCAATAGTTCAACCGCACGGGAAACCGCAGGTCTCGGCGCTTGGATTGCTACTAACGACAACTTTGGATCAGGTGGCGCATCGCCAACTGGTGACGGTAGTGACGCTCGTACAGACGGTACGCAAGCTGCATTTACCGAAACAAAGCTTAAAACTGCAATGCAGGCCGCATTTACATCAGGCGGCAACCCAAGCATTTTGATGGTAGGACCGCACAATAAAACGGTTGTATCAGGATTTGCAGGTATTGCGGCTCAGCGTTATCAGGCTCCAAGTGATAGCCCGACAACAATTATCGGTACGGCTGACGTTTACATGTCAGATTTCGGAACGTTAAATGTGGTTTGTAATAGGTTCCAAAGAGATCGAGATGCTTTCATGCTAGACCCAGAGTATGCTTCTGTAGCTTACTTGCGTCCGATCCAACAGGTAGAACTTGCTAAAACCGGTGACGCAGAAAAACGAATGATTCTCTGCGAATTTGGCTTAGAGGTTCTCAATGAGGCTGCCCATGCAGGCTCATTTGACCTAGCAACATCATAATACATTTGGGGCGGCATTAGTCGCCCCATTTACTTGGAGTAAGAAATGAAGCGATTATTCGATAAAGACCCACTTACTGGTATAACCAAGTATTGGCATGTAACCGATAAGGGTGAGTATGTCGTTGAGACAAAGCAAGATGTCTCCGCAATCGTCGAGAGAAACAAAAACGAATACAAAGAGACGCCAAATAAATACAGAGACGTTAATAAGGTAGCGTCGTTACCTCTTACAGTGTACTATGAGCTCAAGCGCCAAGGGATTGCAGACGACCCAAAGGCAATGCGTAAGTGGCTAAACGACGGAGACCAAAAAGTGTTTAGGACAAGGGCAGGCACACTATGAGCATTACAACTTATACAGAGTTGAAAGCATCAATAGCCAATTGGTTAAACAGAGATGACTTAACAAGCGTAATACCTGATTTTATCGCTCTTAATGAGGCAGATATGGATCGCAGAATAAGACACTGGCGTATGGAGCAAAGAGCCACCGCCACTATTGACACGAGATATACAGCTCTGCCTTCTGATTTCATGGAGGCCGTAAGGTTTCATTTAGACGTAGACGAGCGGCCAATAGAATTAGCAACGCCTTTATTTCTGCAAAAGAAAAGAAACGAAAACTCTGACTCAACTGGGCGCCCACAGTATTACGCAGTTATCTCAGGGCAGATAGAGGTTTGGCCAAAGCCAGACACAACGTATACCGGTGAGCTTTACTACTACGCTCGAACTGCAACTTTAAGCGACAGCAATACTTCTAATTGGATATTGCAGTATTTTCCAGATACTTACTTATATGGGTCTTTAATCCATAGCGCCCCATATTTGGTTGATGACGCCCGAGCTCAAACTTGGACAGCATTGTATCAAAGCGCAATAGGTGGTATAAACGGCAACAACGATAAAGCTAAATATGGCGGCTCGGGGCTGCGTATGCAAATTAACAGTTATTCATAGGAGTCAAAATGGCAAGTATTTCAGATTATGTTTTGGACGCTGCGCTCGCTAAGTTAGATACCGAGGCAGACCGCATTGATATTACATCACAAGAAGCCACCACGTATGCAGGGGCGACTAGCACCTACACGCTTGGCAACTCAACATCGTTGGCGTTTGGTGCTCCAGAAAATGGAGACACATCTGGACGCAAGGTCAGGGCAGGAGCTATAACTGATGGCTCGGTAACTGGAACTGGAACCGCAACTCATTTTGCCATAGTAGACGTCTCGGCAACAAGGCTTTTAGCCACGGGGGCTCTATCCACATCTCAAAGCGTAACATCAGGCAACTCATTTACGATTGCAGCATTTGACGTTGAAATCCCTGACCCATCATAGGTGACACATGGTTAAGTTAGTTAACAGAGCCAAGATGACGACGAGCACAACCGGCACTGGAACTATTACTTTAGGGTCAGCCTCGGTAGGATTTCAAACATTTACAGACGCAGGCGTATCAAATGGCGACACTGTTAGATACGTAATTGAGGATGGTAATAACTTTGAGATAGGCTCGGGCGTTTACACGGCGAGCGGCACGACGCTTTCTCGCACTGTAAGCGAAAGTAATAACAGTAATAATGCGATAACTTTAAGCGGATCTGCGGTTGTATTTATTTCGGCAACCGCCGCAGACTTATTTCTCGATGAGGATTACGGCCTGATTACTGGCACAGTTGATAACATAGATGATTATGGGAGCGTTGCATAATGGCAAAGCAAGTACAATTCAGACGCGGCACAACTTCGCAGCATAGCTCTTTTACTGGCGTTGTCGGCGAGATCACAGTTGATACTGACAAGGATACGGCGGTTGTTCACGACGGCTCAACGGCAGGTGGTCATCCACTTGTTAAGCAGCTATCTGATTTAAGCATTACGGCTAATGCAACTGAGATAAATACCTTAGATGGAGTACCTGCAACGTTGACGGCCACTGAACTTGGCTACGTTGATGGCGTAACCTCTGCTATTCAAACGCAGCTAGACGCAAAGCAAGCGGTTGTAACAAACGTATCTGACGCAGAGATTGGCTATTTAGACGGCGTGACAAGCGCAATCCAAACTCAGCTTAATGCAAAAGTAGGCGCTACTTATACCGGTGACGTTGATATAACTGGAGAGCTACTCGTTGACAGCTACAACGAGACATACGCGGCGGTTACTTCTAGCTCTAACGCCACGACGGTAAACTGTGAGGCGGCTAATGCCTTCAGTCACGTACTAACAGAGAACACTACGTTTACTTTTAGCAATCCCCCTGCATCTGGCACGGCATTTAGCTTTAGCATAGAGATTATACAGGACGCATCAGCATCAGGATTTACTGTGACATGGCCTGCCTCTGTAGATTGGCCTAGCGCCACCGCGCCTACTCTGACAGCTACAGCAAGTGCGAAAGATATATTCGTGTTCTACACGAGGGATGGCGGTACAAATTTCTACGGATTTACGGCAGGTCAAGCGTTAGGATAAACGGATGAGCACGAAGAAAAAGCTATTACTCGGGGCGGCAGGAGCGGCGGCGGCAGGTGGTGGTACAACTGATGTAGACGAGGTGTTTTCCTGTCATTTGTATGTCGGAACTGGTTCTGCACAAACGATTACCAACAACATTGACCTAAGTGGCGAAGGAGGTTTGGTTTGGATTAAAAGTAGATCTAATGGTACTAGTCATGCTTTGTTAGACACAGAACGTGGCTCGAATAAATTCTTAACCAGTGATGCAGCTACTGCGCAAATTACGGATACCACTGTGTTATCTTCTTTTAACTCCAATGGTTTTACGATAGGCGATAATAGTGGCGGTTATACAAGGTCAAATGTTTCATCGTATACTTACGCCTCTTGGACATTTCGCAAAGCCCCTAAATTTTTTGATGTTGTGACATTTTCTGCTACGGGTTCAGGTAGTTTAACACTTTCTCATAACCTTAAGTCTTCCCCTGCTTTTATAATAGTAAAATCTACAAGCCACTCACAAAGTTGGTATTGCTACCATCACTCATTAAACGGGGGTACTGATCCAGAGGATTACTTTTTAAAACTAGATTCCAATGTTGCTGAAGCTGGCCCTGCATCATCTTACTGGGGCGGTACTGCACCAACGTCTACGCAATTTACTGTAGGCACTGATTTAAATATTTCGGGCAGAACCTACGTTGCCTACCTATTCGCACACAACAACAGTGACGGTGAGTTCGGCCCTGATGCTGACCAAGATGTTATTAAGTGTGGGAGTTATACTGGGAATGGTTCTAGCACTGGTCCTGAGATTAACCTTACGTTCGAGCCTCAGTTTCTCATGGTAAAACGCACCGATGCTAGTGGTGGAAACTGGGTTGTTTATGATGAGATGAGAGGTTTTTTTGGTTCTAATAGTAAAGAACTTATATGGAATACAAGCGATGCAGAACAATATCGTGGTATGCTCCCGACATCAACAGGATTTCAACCTAAAACTTCTTCTGCTCATATTAACGCATCTGGCGGTACTTACATATTCATGGCAATCCGCAGAGGCCCACTAGCTGCACCTACTGATGCGACAAAGGTTTTCGATGTTAAGAGCGCCACTAACGCTAGCCCCAGTACATTATTCAATACTGGTTTTGACGCTGATATGAATATTAATACAGAGGCTAACTCTGGATCAGCAAGATATAATATTGCAAGATTAACAGGTGCAGATTATCTTAACACAGATGGAACGACAGCGGGAAATGCTGGCCCTTCTACTTTCTGGAATACAAAGAGTAATTTTATAAATTTAAGCGATGGTTGGTGGGGCGCTCAAAGTGGTGTTTTAAGTTACTCTTGGCGCCGTGCGCCCTCGTTTTTCGATGTGGTTGCAACGAAATCTACAAATGGTAATGTAAATCACAACTTGCAAGCCATACCTGAGATGGTCTGGTATAAACGAAGAGACTCAGCAGATGACTGGTTTGTTTGTACTGCTACAGATGGTTATCTTTTCTTAAATCAAACTGCTCGAAATCAAGGATATGGGAATGGAAGTTATTTAACAAATGCATATGGAGCACAAGTAACCGCAACAACTGTACATACAGGTTATAATTTTACTGGGGTTACTACAGCCGATATGATTATTTACCTTTTTGCTACCGCACCAGGTGTGAGCAAGGTGGGAAGCGTTAGTTTAACAGGAAGCGCAATAAATGTAGACTGTGGCTTTAGCAGTGGTGCTAGGTTCGTTTTACTAAAAAGAACAGATAGCACAACCGCAGGTTGGTGGGTTTGGGATAGTGCAAGAGGAATAGTTTCTGGAAATGATCCTTATTTGGAACTTAACACCACCAGTGCAGAAGTTACAAATACAGACTATATAGACCCATTTGCTTCTGGATTTACTATAACTAATAACTTTTATAGCGCAGGAACTTGGATTTTCTACGCAATAGCATAAATCAACTGACGAAAGGAGTATCAACTGATGTCAGAATATCGTGAGAGAACAACAGGCGAAGTTAAAACGCAAGGGCAATGGAGAGCAGCATTTCCTAATATGTCTTTGCCTCGTGTCTGGACAAGCAACGTCTGCGATGCAATGAACATTGACCCAGTGTTAGCAAGCCCTGCCGCTACACTAGGGGCATATCAAACATCTGCAAGAGATGGCGTTGAGCAAGACAGCAAAGGCAACTGGGTTGAGAAGTATGTCGCAAGGGATATGTTTGCTGACACTACGGATGACGATGGTGTAAAGACTACGAAAGCTCAACATGAGGCTGCGTATCAGGCGACGCTAGATGCCAACACTGCTACATCAAACAGATCAACCAGAGACAGCAAGCTTGCAGAGACAGATTGGCATGGCATGTCAGACGTAACAATGTCTAGCGAAATGACCACGTATCGCCAAGCGTTGCGAGACATTACAGCGCATGAAAACTGGCCTAACTTGGAAGATGCTGATTGGCCTACCGCGCCGTAAGGAGTTAATTAATGCTTGGCTTTAACCCGATAGCAGCATCTCCATTAGGAGCAATGGCAGACGGCGGATTACTTGCTGATGACATCATTGCAGGCGTACCAACTATATCGGCTGTTACAATGGCAGAGGACGAGACGTTTGCGATTGCAGACATTACTCTGACTCCAGTTGTAGACAGCATTTCGGTATCAACATCTTACGTCATGGCTGTGCCAGATCTTACGTCTACTCCAACGGTAGATAGTGTCACAATAATATCGCAGCAACTTCTTACAATGAGCGACATAACAGCCGGCACGCCAGTTGTAGATGTTGCTGCCATGACATTTTTCTTTGATTTTACGGCGACAGAAATAACATCTGGAGCGCCAGTAGTTGACGCTGCACAAGTTGAGCAGACAAACAACTTTACGGCGACAGAGATTACGACGACGCCAACCGTAGACAACATCACGTTTGTGCAGACACATATTTTAACGGCGACAGAAATAACGGCAGGCACGCCGACAATACCAGTACGCTTCCTATGGGACGTGCAGGAAATTACACCAGAGACATGGACAAATATTTCTGGTACAACAGAGACATGGACTGTCGTGCAGGACGCGGCATAGAGGAGAAAGCAGATGGCGTTATCAATAACCAAGGCGACAGTGGGAGGCTCTGAGGATACATGGGGAGCCACAACAAACACGGCATTGGACAGCATTGTATCCGAGATAAACAACAACGCTGACGGCACAAACGCAACTACGCCAAACATGACGTCATTGCAGATTGGCGGCGTGGCAATGACAAGCACGGCTGCCGAGCTGAACAAGCTAAGCAGCGCAACCGTTACCACGGCTGAGATTAACATACTTGACGGAGACACAAGTGCTACGTCTACAACCGTCGTAGATGCAGACCGCGTTGTATTTAACGATGCCGGCACAATGAAACAGGTGGCGCTTTCAGACATAAAGACGTACATCAATGCCTCCGCAGGATCTGGCTCAGTTACAAGCGTTGGAGTAACTGTGCCAACTGGTTTAAGCGTCAGTCCATCGACAATTACAACAAGCGGAACATTTGCAATCTCACTAGCTAGTGGCTACAGCATCCCGACTACGTCTAGCCAATCAAACTGGAACACTGCTTTTGGGTGGGGCGATCACGCAAGCGCAGGTTACTTGACATCTGCCCCTGCGCCAACAACGGCTCAAGTTGGATCTGCAACAGCAGGGTTGGCTTTAGACGCAGTAGGCTCATACGCTTTTTTAAAGAATGGCGTTGGCAGCACAACAGTTGTTGCAGGTAGCACTATTGCAGGTACTAATTTAGGCTATTCTAACGCAGCAGAAAATTTTAGTACATCATATAAAGTTAGCTCTGGTGGAACTTGGAGAGCAATGGGTAGAGGAACAACTAGTACCACTACTCTTTATTTACGAATATCATAGGAGAGACAATTGAGCGTAGAAATCACAGAATATCGTAATGCTATATCATTAAGTGAAGATAATTCACTGATGGAGGTAGAGATAAATCACCCTGATTACGGTTGGATACCTTACGGAATATCGTCAGCCGACACAGACCAAACAATAGATAATGCTGCACTTTTAACTCTTATTGGCTCAGACTTTACTGCATCTACTCAAGAAGCTCGTGACGCAAGGTTAGGCTCTGAGCAAAGAGCTGTAAGAGACGATAAGCTACAATCAGAAGTAGACAGCGTTGTATCCAACCCACTACGTTGGGCAGATATGACGTCAGAAAAGCAAACCGAGTGGTCGCAGTACCGCACAGACCTCTTAAACGTGCCGCAGCAATCAGGCTTCCCAAACACTATTTCATGGCCAACAAAACCAGAGTAATCACATGCCGCTAATACCGCTAAAAATTCCTGCCGGATTTCACAGAACAGGCACAGACCTCGATGCAGCCGGTAGGTGGCGCGACGGGTCACTGGTGCGATGGAGAGACGGGTCACTTAGGCCGATTGGCGGTTGGCGTGTAAATGAAAACATAGCTTCCATTACGACTAACGCGCCCCGTGGTATGCACACATGGGAAAGCAACAACGGCACAAGATACGTCGCCGCAGGGTCGTACAACGAGCTGTTTGCCGTTGTATCTGGCGGTACGGCATACGATATTGCCCCCACAGATCTTACGGCAGGATCAGAAAGTGCATCTGTAAACATTGGCTACGGATATGGCTTTTACGGCGTTGGCGCATATGGCACACCTCGACCAGACACTGGCAACCTCGTTGCTGCAACTACTTGGTCCCTAGATAACTGGGGCGAGTACCTCTTAGCGTGCTCCACGGCAGACGGTAGGATCTTGGAGTGGCAGCTTGGTACGTCTTCTAAGGCCGCAGTAGTTGCCAACGCGCCAACCAACAACCTCGGTATAATCGTAACCGAAGAACGATTTGTGTTTGCGCTTGGTGCAGGCGGTAATCCGCGTAAGGTTGCGTTTTCAGATCGTGAGGATAATACGACTTGGACGCCGGCTTCGACAAACGAGGCAGGCGACATAGAGTTGCAAACGTCAGGCCAGATAGAGACGGCTATCAGAACTCGTGGCCAGACGCTTATCTTGACAGATGTTGATGCCCACACAGCCCGATACATAGGACCGCCTTATGTGTACTCTTTTCAACGGGTTGGCACATCCTGCGGCATCATATCAAGACGTGCGGCAGCCGACGTAGACATGGGCGTTTTCTGGATGGGTAACGGCGGCTTCTTCCGGTTTGACGGTAATGTTGTTTCAGAAATACCCTGCGCGGTGCATGATTATGTCTTTGGCGATTTAAATACCTCGCAGAAAAGTAAAACGTGGGCGTTTACAAATGGCCAGTTTGGAGAGATCTGGTGGTTTTACTGTTCTGGCAGCTCGACAGAGATAGATCGATACGTTGCATTTGACTACAAGGAAAACCATTGGCTCATAGGAAGCCTCTCGCGCACCTCTGGTGCATCTAGAGGTGTATTTGAGTACCCTATGCTTATGGGGCAAGATGGCGCCATGTTCGACCATGAGGTTGGCTTGAGCTACGTTGACACTCAAACATATACGGTCACAGTTGCAAGCGTTGACGGTGGCAACAAGTTTATTTTAGACGGCAGTAACTATCCTGCAATTACACTTAAACGCGGATACACCTATGTCTTTGACCAAAGTAATGGCAGCAACTCTGGCCATCCACTGGCTTTTAAAAATGCAAGTGACGCCTCGTATACCTCTGGAGTCACAACTACGGGAACCGCAGGAAACGCAGGGGCAAAGACAACTTTTGTTGTGCCAAGTGATGCGCCTGCAAGCTTGAAATATTACTGCACTGTACATGGTAACGGCATGGGTAATAATATTACCGTGATAGACGCAGATGGCGTATTTGCAGAAAGCGGCCCGTTTAGCATGGGTTCCGGCGATAAGATTATGCAGGTAACCGACCTAATACCAGACGAAAAAACGCAAGGCGACGTAAACATTAAGTTTAAAAGCAGGTTTTATCCAAACGCAACAGAATCAACTCACGGGCCTTTTACGCCTGCCAACCCTACAGCGGTCAGGTTTTCTGGTC